ATCTGGAGTATACATCGTGAGCAATTTATCTGATCTACTCCCCGTAGGAGCTAGTGCCAAACAAATTACAGCTACCGATAGTGGCAGTGGGATAGCAAGCAAGAAGCCTGTGATACTCAATAGTGATGGGACGGTTGCTGAAGTTTTAGAAACTACCGACTCAGCAGCGGTAGCTAATTTACAAACAGTAAACGCCTATAATGCAAATAGCTCATATTCACGAGTTTGTTACGCAGCTACCGAAGATAGATTTGTTTTGGCGTACTCTGACTCCAACAATTCTAATTATTTAGTTTATCGAGTAGGCACAATGAGCGGCGGTGCTATAACGTGGACTACACCCACAGTAATAGATTCCAATGCTGCATCAGATTATATAGATATTATTTATCACAACTACACAGGAAAACTGGTTTTAGCTTATAGTCAAAGCGCGAATGACTCGTTCGTTACTATTGGAGAATTTGGGTCTTCTCCTTACACATCAATTACTTGGGGTACACGGGCAAATGCTCTTTCAACTGGTATGTGGTTCTATACGACCCTTGCCGAGTGGCAAGGAACAGATAAGTTTGTAATTCAAGGATTATATATAGGTGGTAATTGGCAGGGTTATGCTCGTGTTGGAACAATTTCCGGTTCTACTTTTTCGGTGGGAACGGAAATTACTTGGACAGCTGCGGGTGTTGCTAATCTGCCAAGTCATCAAGATATGGTCTATGACACTAATATTGGCGATCAAATGTTACTTGCTTACGCTGTTCATAGTTCCTCTGCTACAAATTTTGCTACGCAAGTTCTTACTCTGAGCGGAACTGACGTAACAAGTACAACACCACAATCGGTTAGCACTACCACCGCCGGTTCGGATACTATAGGTTTGGCTTGGGATACTGATTTGAAACAAGCTCTTCTTATTTATGGTGAAGAACCCGAAGATTCTTACGGTATTGCTACAAGTTATGTTGTTGTCATTTCGACTCACGCTGGATACACTACGGTTAACACACCTATAAATTTTGCAAGTGTGGCGGGTAATCAGTACGCAGGGTTATATCGCAAAGGTGTTGTTTACGATAGCTCTAAAAAGCGTTTTGCATTAACTTACCTTCCAAGCACTCTTGCTCAACAAATGACAGAGATCACGGTAAGTGGAACTACGCCATCTTTTTCAGGAACCAACACAGCAGTTGGCGCGGAAGCATTTACTGAAACTGTCGGAAGTGCTTTTGATTCTAATTCGGGGAAAATGGTAGTAGTTTGCTCTGATAAAGATGCTTCTAATTATCTTAGATCGTGGGTTTACACAATCTCAGGTACATCTTCAAACCTCACCGCTCAAGCCTTCGTAGGCGTAGCCGACAGCGCAATATCAGCTTCTGCTGCGGGTAGCATAATCGTGCAGGGTGGTACGGTAACTGGGCCAACCACAAGTGTGGCGGTTGCAGAAAATATAGGTGCAAACATTCCGTGGGGAGATCAAACAAAAGCTAATTACACCTCAAGGGCCGCTTATGGTAGTGATGATGTGTTGATTGCTTATAGTATTAACGATGGAGTAACCGTAGGTGCAAGAGTGGTGGCAGGAACGATAGGTGGTGGAACAATATCTTTCGGAACCGATGCTGTAATTAGCGCAGATGCTTCAGTATCCACTACTAGGTATACAGTTGTTTATGACAGCACCAATGACACCTATATCGTTAGTTGGTTGGACGCAGGGGATAGTTACAAAATGTACGCAGCAGTGGTTTCTCTTACAGGAAATTCAATTAGCTTTGGAGGGACAACTGCAATAGTGACTACGGCTAATGCTTCTAATTTTGGAGGAACAAGTTCAGTTTATGATCCAGACACGCAAAGAGTAATTTTTACTTATTGCAGTACAGTAGACAATTATGCCTATGCCGTGGTTTGCGAAGTTAGTAGTACCGCAATTACGACAGTAGGGACACCCGCAAAAATTGACAGTTCTTCAGCAAATAACGGATATGCTAACCGCGTTTCTGTATGTTATGACACCACTGAAAACAAAGTTATAGCTTCATATTCTTACCTCGGTGGAGGCGGCACTTATTACTTACGCGCTGCTGCGGGTACGGTGACAGGTGGAGTTAGCAATTCTATAACTTGGGGTTCAAGCGTACCTGTTATTTCTGGGGAGGGTACTTTTATATCCAGTGCCTATAATGCTACCGACCAAAGAGTCGTTTTTAGCTACCAAAGCGCCACTCTTACTGGTTATTTGAATTCATCCGTTGCCAGTGTAAGCGGAACAACAATTACAGTAGGTGGTACAGTAAGTGTAATAACCACTGGAACAAATTATTATTCGTCAGTTGCCCATGATGCTACTGCGAATAAGATGGTAACTTATTATAGAGGAGCCGGAGGCCCTTTTGTTGCTTCTGGGGCTATAAATACAGCAACAAACACAATAACCTACAGCACACCTACTCAACTTTTAAGCGGAACAAGAAATTTTGAAGATACTCTTTATGACCCAACTACAGAAAAATGTATTTTAATTTCTTCGGGCGCTAGTGCTGGTCAAACCTCGTGTAATATTTATACCACGGCTGCTACGTTAACTGGACAGCCTCTAACAACAGGAACCAAATACTACGTTACCCCAACGGGTGGCTTTTCAAGTTCAGCAGGAAGTCCTAGCGTCAATGCAGGATTAGCAATTTCAACAACATCATTACTTTTAAACGGAGACTCATAGCATGAGCCAGACTATAACTAGAAATGACGGCAACGTGTCGGTGTACGTTTTTGACGACAGCGTTAATGTCGATTTATCAGCCACACCAAACGCTACTGTTAGAAATAACGGCGGCAACGATTTTGACATCGGTGACCTTAATGCTAGTAATGCAACTTTGCACACAGGCGTAACTGCTCCTGACGGATGGCAAGGCGGCAAGCATACCTATGACGGCAGTGCTTGGGGCGATGTGTCAGGATGGGTCGATCCAGCGGCAGGAATGCTTGAGGGTGACAAAATGCGTTATGCCGCTAACAGTGCTTACAGTTCTACTTTCACTGATGCAGTCCAGACTGAAATAGACCGCATTAAAGCTCTGTAAAGATGAATTATGAATATTTTTCTTTTGGTATTAGTAATAGGAGGAATATCTGCAATATCTGATTGTGACGATGGCGGCTTGTGTTTCCAAGAAAAGTCTACTTGTGAAAAGTTTGCTCAGAGAATAATTCTCAACTCAGTAAATACAAACATAACCGCCATGTGCAAGAGGATTGAGTAATGATAGGTGAAGCGATATTAGCTATCAAAGCCTTAGACAGTGCGTTTGTTATGGTTCAGGGCGCAATTGCTAAAAAGAAAGAAGTAGAGGACATGGCCGGGGAAGTGGGCCGTTTCTTTACGGCTAAAGAAAAAGTTGAGGAGCATATATCCAAAGCTCGACGGGCTGGTAATGATGACATAATGATAGGCAGTGCTTTGGAAGAAGCCATTACTATTGACCAGCAGGAAGAACGTATCGAAAAAATGATGGACAAGATACGAGATCATTATTCGCGCAAAGGTCAGACACACCGTTGGGTTAAGATTAAAGCAGAGGCAGCAAAGATCGAAAAGAAACGAGCAGTTGATAGAAAGAAAGCAAACGCCAAGGCTCTAGCTAAAACCAAGAGTAATGAAGTATTAATTGAAGACTTAGCAAAAACATTTTTAGCTGTTGTTATTGCAATAATTGTAGTGGTTGTTGCAGGGTTTTTATTTTTTGAAGTAGGTGGTTAGTAATGAAACTAGACCCAGTTTTACTGAATATGGCTTGTAGCTGGAGCATGAAGGCATACGATGACGAGAACAAAAAAGCCATCAAGATAGAAAGCCGCCTAACTTCTACTACCGTTTACATAGCCAAGCGTAAAACTATAGATGTAATTGCTTTCCGGGGTACACAGCAAGGTCGGGATTGGCTGACAGACGCATTGGTAATACCCGTGCCTTACGCTAGTAGGCTGTGTCACGGAGGTTTTGTAGCTGCTCATGCGTCAGTATGGCGTGAAGTTAAAAAGCATATAGACATGAAGAAACGCACCCTGGTCTGCGGGCATAGTCTTGGTGGTGCTTTAGCAGAGCTAACAGCAGCTAAGTTGTGGAAGAAACACCCTAACCTCAACCTTATTACTTTTGGTAAACCCAACACGTTTTTCAAAGGGTTTAAACGCCCTATGACTTTAGACAAACAAATATCCTGTGTAGCGGGATCGGACATGGTAGCTCGTATCCCACGTATCTGTTACGGCCCATCTAAGTCACAGACCATGCTGTACTTCGCTAACAACGGGCAAGACTTAATTGACCCTGAGAAACAAGTACGTGACGAAGACAGGGGTGGGCTAAAAGACAGAATAACTGACCACTTTATGGAAGGGTATAAAGAGCGTCTAGAAGGGTTCTTAGATAACCAAGATAGAGACAAAGAATTAAGCGATGCCGAAATGGAAGAACTTAAAGAGCTTATTAAAGAGGTAGACAATGAATAGAATTATTGGGTTGTGTGCAGTAGTTATGATGACTGGATGTACAGTTTCTGAGGAAATGATTGCCAACAAGGAACTGTACTGCTCCGGTGTGTATAAAGGCATACGGGCTGTAGGCCGCGTAGCTACTGAGGTCACTACAGGAATAAGTGTACCTGACGTATGTGACACGATTGACGAGGTTGTGGAGGAAGACTCCGAGGGAAAGTAATTAACGAACTAGAGGCACTTATAAAAGTGTATTTGTTACTACAATGAAACTAGGTGGACTGCTCAAATCACTCGCCCCTACCATAGCTAATGCGGCTGGTGGGCCTCTTTCTGGCATGGCTGTGAAAATGGTAGCTAAGAAATTAGGTTTACCAGATACAGCAACGGCTAATGAAATAGAAGACCTTGTTGAGCGTGAGCCTGATAAAGCAGTAATGATTAAAGAAGCTGATAAAGATTTTAAAAATAAGATTAAAGAAATGGAAATAGATTTAGACAGCTTTAAAGTTGAAGTAGAAGACAGAAAACACGCAAGAGAAACTTTTAAAAATGATTGGACACCCAAAGTGTTTGGGATACTGGCGTTACTGCTGTACGGAGCGTATGTATTGACAGTAACAATAATGCCTCACGATCAAAATGACGAGACTATAATCTCGTTGGTGTTAGGCCAACTGAGCGGTATTCTGGGGACTATGGCGGCTTTTTGGTTCTCTGGGTCGAGCACAAAGTGAAAAAAATGAAAAAGTTAATCGCCATGCTAAAGCGCCATGAAGGTGTAGAAACACACGCTTACGAATGCTCTGAAGGCAAAATTACCGTGGGGGTAGGACGAAACATAGACCAACGGGGCGGCATGGGGCTGTCACCTGATGAAGTTAATTACTTACTAGAGAATGATATTGAGCGTGTAATCAAAGAGTTAGCTGGAGAGTACCCGTGGTTTAACGATCTTGATGATGTGCGTAAAGATGCTATGATCGATATTAGTTTTAACCTTGGGGCAACTCGTTTACGAGGCTTTAAACGCGCTCTTTCGGCAATGGAAAGCGGTGACTACAAGGTAGCTGCTACAGAATTTTTAGACTCCAGATGGGCCAAACAAGTTGGTGGCAGAGCATTAGAACTTAGTGACTTAATTAAAACAGGCGAATACGTGGAATAACTATGCCGCTTAAGAAACTCCAATTAAAACCAGGCGTTAACCGAGAGAACACCCGCTATACCACAGAAGGTGGGTGGTACGAGTCCGACAAAGTGCGGTTTCGTCAGGGTATGCCTGAGAAGATTGGGGGATGGGAGCGCATCTCTGCTAACACGTTCCTAGGAGTGTGTCGTTCGCTCTGGAACTGGGTGACGTTAGGCAAACAAAATCTAATAAGCGTAGGTACTAACCTCAAGTACTACATAGAGCGTGGTGGGGCATATAACGATATTACCCCTATTAGGCTAACTACAGCAGCGGGAGATGTAACCTTTGCTGCTGTTAATACCTCTCCTATCCTTACGGTTTCTGACACTAGTCATGGGGCTGTTGTAGGAGATTTTGTTACTTATTCGGGTGCGGCGAGTTTGGGTGGGGTCATCACAGCGGCGGTGCTTAACATTGAATATGAAATAACTACTGTTATTAACGCTGACTCTTACACTATAACGGCTGCGGTTAACGCTAACGGTTCGGACACTGGCAACGGTGGAGCTTCTACCGTAGGTGCGTACCAACTCAATACTGGCTCTGCTACAGGCGTACCGTTTACCGGTTGGGGCGCGGGTACATGGGGACAAGGCACTTGGGGTAACGGTGGTATAACTACTTCCCCTATTAGGCTTTGGAGCCAATCTAACTTTGGTGAGGACTTATTCTTCGCATACCGGGGTGGGCCTCTGTGTTACTGGGCGGCAAGTACCGGTGTAGGAGTGCGGGGTAAAACGATAGACACCACTAACTACCCTACTTCAGACGGTGTACCTACTGTAGCTAATATAGCCAGTGTGTCGGATATCTTTAGGTTTGCCTTTTGTTTTGGTACTAATGAGATAAACACAGCAGTCCTAGACCCTATGCTTATCCGTTGGTCAGACCAAGAAAACGTTTTTAACTGGAACCCCAGTACAGGCAACCTTACAGCGGGTAGTCTACGGGTTTCACACGGCACTGAAATAGTAGCGGTAGTTCAGGCTCGTCAGGAAGTATTGGTGTGGACAGATTCTGCCGTCTACTCTATGCAGTATATAGGTGGGGACATTGTGTGGAACGCCCAGTTGATGGGTAACAATCTTTCTATCTCTAGCCAAAATGCAGTGGCTTTTACCGGCAGTGCAGCTTACTGGATGGGTAAGGATAAGTTCTATAAATACGACGGTACGGTAATGACGCTGCCTTGCAATGTTAAACGATACGTTTTTAATGATATTAACACAGCACAGTTTAACCAAGTGGTGGCCGGTAACAACGAAGGATTCAACGAAGTCTGGTGGTTTTACCCATCTGCTGGTGTTACTACTAATGACCGTTACGTAGTCTACAACTACCAAGAAGATATTTGGTACTACGGCACACTAGC